GGCACAACGACAGGCACTGGCACAACGACAGGCACTGGCACAACTACAGGCACTGGCACAACGACTGGTGGCCTACTCGGAACAACTACAGGCACTGGCACAACTACAGGCACTGGCACAACTACAGGCAGCTTGCTTGGACCAACTGGTGCAACCAGTGTTGCTGGCACATTGCCATTTGCCAATGCCACTCAAGGCTTTGCGCAGAATTTTAATAACTATATGTCCATCCCAATTGGGATGCAATACAACCCCAATGTGATGGGTGGCCAGCAAAGGCAAACAACACCGACAGGGCAATCAGCTGGATTGACTTATGGCTTGAATAATGGAATGACTCAAGCTCAAATTGACAAAAACATTTTTGATTTTGTTAATAACAATAGAAATCTAACTGACACTCAACTCAGAAATGAGATGGACAGATACGGCATCAGCCCCACTGATGTGGCCCGTGCCACTGGTGTCAATGTTGCCGGTGTGCAGTCAAGATATGACGCATCAAATGTTGCCGGTGGCTCACCTTACTCACAAGTAATGGCTCAGATGAGACCAGTTGGCAATCCATACGCTGGTGTGGTCGCAGGCCAAGCAATGGGTGGCTATAACCCTGGTCTATATGATCAGATTGCTGCGGCCAATGTGGCCAGAGCTGCTGCCGCAGATGCTGGTGTGACTTTGGCTGATTACTATGGTGGTGGCGATGGCACTAGTGGCCCTGGCGCACCTGGCACTGGTGGAGACAACGCTGATGGCAGTCCGGATGGCGGTGGTAACGCTGGCATAGGTGGTGATGGTAGTCCAGATGGCGGTGGTAACAGTGGCAGAGCCATGGGCGGTCTGATAACCAACGTCTTTGGCCCCGACCCTGCTGGTCCTGATGAGGGTCAAGTCAACATGATGCGCGGTGAATACGTCATCAAGAAATCTTCAGTCAACAAGTATGGCCGTGGACTCTTGGACATGATCAACGAAGGCAAAGTGCCTGCCAAGAAAATGAAATCTTTACTCGGATAAGGTGGCAATATGTCAAAAGGTGGAACAACAACCTCAACAAGCTCAATTGATCCTCAGATCAAAGAAGCATTCTTGGCCAACTTTCAGCAGGCCCAAGGGGTTGCTGGCGCTTTGCCGACTCAGCAGTTTGCTGGCTACAACCCTTTGTATCAGGCAGGCGAGGAGGCTCTGGTCAACACGGGCCTTGCTGGCCCAGGCATCAGTGGCACAGACTTGGCCGCCCAGATGGCTGCCTTTGGCGGTGTCTATCAGCCTAATCAGATCACAGCGCAGCAGACCAATTTGAGCATGGGTCAAGGTGAAGGCTCTATTGGCTCTTACATGAACCCATATACATCAGCTGTGCGCACCAACGCATTAGCTGACTTGGAATCTGCAAGACGATCTGCCATCCAGCAGACTGGTGAACGTGCCACACAAGCCCGTGCATTTGGTGGATCACGCCAAGGTGTGGCCGAGGCTTTGACTAACCAAGGGTTTGCCAAGCAGGCTGCCACACTTGGCACGACCTTAAACGAGCAAGCATTTAACCAGGCCATGGCCATGCAGCAGGCCGACATTGGCCGCAGATCAGCAGCCGACATTGCCAATCAGCAAGCAGGCTTGCAAGGTGCGCAATTGCGTACCAGTGCAGCCAATACACTTGGAGGTCTTGCAGGCCAACAACAAGCATTGCGTCTTGGTGGCGCTCAAGCGGTCATGGGTGCTGGTGGTGCGCGTCAGGCTTTGGACCAACAACAAATGGATGCAATCCGCAACATTGGCCTCCAGCGTCTTGGCGTGGTCCAGTCTTCACTCGGTGCGCAGCCTGCCAACCTTGGCATGGTGGCTCAGACTCCATACAGCCAGAATGTTGGTGCTGGCGCTCTTGGTGGCGCTTTGGCCGGTTCTCAATTGGCTGGCACTCTTGGTCTTACAGCTGGCACTGGTGCTGGCCTTGGTGCATTGCTTGGTCTGATCTAATATGCCCAACACCCCAACCCCAGAGCCACAACGCTACGCTGATGCGCAGCTGATGGCTTTGCTTGATCCATCAAGCAAGCGTGACACCATCCTGATCACGCCTGGATCACCGATGCCCTCGCGCATCCCTGATGGGTTAACAGTGGCTGAGACAAGCCGAGGCATTGTGATCACCAGTGACCCTGCAAAGGTCAGGATCATTGACCAAGGGTCTGAGAAAGATGTGGGCATGGCGCTCTTTGGCTATGCATACGATCAAGCCAAAGGCTTTGACAATGTGGCGGTGGCCATGGATAGAAGTGGCATTCCGGTGGCAGAACTGGCCATCAAGCCTGGTCAAGAAAGACGGGCCATGAGGGCTGCATCTTTGCTTGCACCAGATACGGGATCAACTAACATGATGAGCAGAGGCGATGTGGTTAACACTCGCCTCAAAGGTTTATTGGATTAAGGTGGAAATATGGCTACTCAATTTGATTTTGCAAGTTTAGGCAATATGTTTGGCGGTGGTGGTGTACCAACGGGGCTTGATGCATTGCTGTCAGAAGACCAGCGCAAGCTCTTGGGCCGTAATGCTGCACTGTCAGCAGCTGGTGCACTCTTGCAGGCCAGTGGCCGAAGTGCAGTCCCAATCAGCATGGGCCAAGCACTTGGATCAGCTTTGCAGGCTGGCCAGCAAGGTTATCAGCAGGCAAGAGCTGGCTCATTGCAAGATTTGCTTTTGGGTGAAAAGCTGAAGGAAGCAAAACGACTTGGACAGTATCAAACTGCTTTGACTGGAGCGCCCCAAACAGCAGAATCTGTGCAACCAATGGAGCCATTAACATCAGCACAAGCAAGTCTGCTTAGTCAGACTGCACCTACCAGTGCGGCTGGCCGTATTGGGCCAAGTCCAGAAAGAGCGCAGTTAATGGACCAAATCCAAGCTCAGCCAACAATAGCGCCAGAGCCTTTGACCGCGACAGAAAAGCGATATAACGAACTGATGCGCAAGGCCGATGTGGCTAATCAATTTGGAAAATTTGATGATGCAGACAAATTGATGGGTCAGGCTTTAAAGATTAAGCCCCCAGAAAAATATGCCACTACACCACAGTTTGGTAACAGCAGACAAGGCACACCAATTTCATTTGTCTTAAGCGAATCAGGTGGCATGAAGTTGTTGGATGTCCAGCGCAGTCCTGAGTTTAATTATCAAGACACCGGCTCTTACATCAGTGTGCGTGATAAGAACTCAAACAGAGAGCTTGAGCGCATTGCAAAAACTATGAGTCCAGGAGAGATGGCATCCAATATTGTGGCCCAAGGAAACCTTGCAGTAAATCGTGGCAATTTAAGTGTGGCCCAAGGCGGTCTCGGCTTGCGTCAACAAGAATTTGCCCGTAGTGGATTTGACCGAGTCGAAACGCCAGAAGGATTTTTTAATATACCTAAAGCCGGTGGCCTAGGCGTGCCGGTTATGGGACCAAGCGGTCAACTCAAAGGTGTCTCTGGCGGTAAGCCGACAGAAGGTGAAACAAATGCTGCTGGCTTTGCCCAGCGCATGGAATTGGCTCAAAGCATCATTGGCGGTTTGCCTGCTGGATCACAACCAGGCGCAGGGACTCGAACTCTTGAGGCCATCCCATTTGTGGGCGGTGCAATTGCTCGAAGTGGCCAAGCTGTGCAGACGCAACAATTTGACCAAGCAGCACAAGACTGGATTCGCGCCAAACTGCGCAAAGAGTCTGGCGCTGCCATTGGTGCGGATGAGGCAAAACAAGAATATGCCACCTACTTCCCAGTGGTGGGTGATTCAGCGGAAAAGATTGCGCAAAAAGCAGAAGCAAGGCGTGTTGTTACATTGGGAATGCAAAAGTCTGCTGGTAAGGCTTATGAGCCTTACACCCCATTAGCACCACAACCTGGTGCTGCCCCTGCTGCACAGCCAATGATGTCTGGTGTTCCAACATGGGACCCAGTCAAAAAACAATATGTTTACCAGTAAGGTGAAGTTATGACCCAATATGTAAATGTGATTGGTGTTGGTCCAGTTGGGTTTCCTGACGACATGACCATGGAGCAGATCACCGAGGTATTGAAGACAATGCCTCCTCCAGCTGCTGCGCCAACTGCACCCCCAGACACATTGGGCCGGCAAGTTGGAATGGCTGTTCGCCCCATGGCCCAAGCGGCATTGACTGTCGGTGGCCTGCTACCCATGGTGGTCGATCCCATGGTCAACTTTTTTAACCTGGCTGCTGGAACAAGAATTCCAACGCAAAGCCAAGCGGCTGAAAGAACATTGACAGGCATTGGATTTCCAGAGGCTAGAACGCCCCAAGAGCGCATCATGCAAGATGTGTCTTCTGCCGGTTATGGCACTGGTGGTGTTGCCCGTCTTGCTGGTGAAGTGGCGCCAAGACTGCCTGGCATGGCCAAGGACTTAGCCCAATTCTTTGCGCAAAGTCCCAAGGCCCAGACAGCGGCTGCACTGACAGCGTCTACTGCCGGTGGAATGTTGCGTGAAGGTGGCGCTCCACCAGCCCTCCAAGTTGGCGGTGCAATGTTGGCCGGCATGGTCGCCCCTGGTGGTCCAAAGCTCTCGCCTACACAAAGAATCTTAGAAGCGCCTGGCGCAATGATTAAGCCATTTACGCAAACAGGCCGCGAGGTTATTGTCGGCAATGTCTTAAACCGATTGGCCACAGACCCAGAGCGCGCAGCACTCAATTTGCAGCAGGCCCAGCCACTTGTGCCAGGCGTGCGAGTGACCACAGCAGCTGGTGCGCGTGATCCTGGTCTTGCCGCGGCTGAGACTGCCATTCGGGGACTGGACCAGTCTGGTGCATTCACAAGTGTGTTATCTGCAAATCAGCAGGCTTTGCTTGAGTCATTCAGAAGGCTTGGTGGCCGTGCCGGTGGTGAAACCACTCCTGGTTCTATTCCTTATGCTGAAGCTAAACGTGCCGGCATTACAGGACCATTGCGTGAATCAGCGTTTGCCAACAAACAGCCGGTAAGTGTCGAGCCAATTACAAACGCCATCAGCGGCATCATGGCCAACCCTGCAACGCAACGTAAAACAGTTGATGAGGCAATGGGTTATGTCAACAGTCTATTGGCCAAGCGCGTCAATCCTGAGACTGGGACCATTGATCCCATGGCTTTGTACAGTGTCAGAAAAGACATCACAGATGCCATGGCTGGCAAGTTGGCAGGCGAGCAATCCAATTTGCGTCTGGCCAAAGGTCAGATGGCCGAACTACTGCCAATCATTGACAATGCAATTGAGGCTGGCGCTCCAGGCTTTAAAAATTACATGACTAAATTTGAGAAGTCATCAAGTGCCATTGACCAAATGCGCTTGTTGCAGGGCATTGAGTCCAAAGTCACAACTGGTCAGCCCAACTTGATGACGGGTGAGCCAGTCTTGGCTGCTGCTGCATTGCGCAGGCAAGTGGCCACTAAGGCAGAAGAAATTGGCGCCCAATTGTCGCCAGCGGCTCAGACCCGTTTGGATAACATTATCAATGAGATCAATCGTGGTCAGGCTGCAACTGCACCAGGCGTGAAAGCCCCTGGCTCAAACACATTTCAGAACATGAGCATGGGCAATCTGATTGGCCGAGTGTTTAGTGAGTCCATGGCTGACAACACCACACTGCGCACCATGACAAGGCCGCTAGACTTTTTGTATAAATTGCCGGACCAGCAGATTCAGCAATTGCTTGTTGAAGCCATGCTTGACCCCAAGTTGGCAGCAACAATGATGGGCAAGGCCAACATAATGAAAGTCGAGCCGATGGCCCAGTCACTGCGCAAAAAGGCTGAACAAATGGGATTTGGCGTGGCTATTGGCGCACAGGAATAACTAACCCCCAAAAAACGCGGCCACAAGAGGGTCGCGTTTCACAACCCGTCTTTTCTGCCTGCGTCTGGCCAAGCCAAAGTCTTTGTCATCGGCTGACATTTTCTCTCTGTATTTTTTGATGCGCTCTGAGCCTGGCACTGGCCCAGGCGCTTGCGCATCATCCCCATCACCCCATGACCACAGTGGCCGCCACTGGCCATTGGCGCTCACTCTGGTGTATCCGCTGATATATACCAAGTCATGGCGGTGCAAGTCAAACAGAATTCTGGCTGCACTGCGCCTGGCACAAAAGCAAATCTTGGCCAAGTCAAGGTCTGAGAGATTGCTTTTCTTTTGTAGCGCTGCCTCGATGGCAGGCTCTACACGGGGCTTTAAGCCTCTGGCCATGTGCTGGTCTCCATTCGGGCTTTCAAGCGCTCCAGCATGGCCCTGACCACGAATGCACGGGTTTTAACCTCATTCGGTATGGCATGGCCAAAGACTTCTGGGTGGACCAAGTCATTGACCAGGTCGAGGCAGGCATCAATGGCCGGTGGGAGGTCATTTGTCATTCAAGATTCTCCATGCGGTTGCAGCGCAGAGTGGGACTTGTCCATTACCAATGGCTTTAAGTCTGTCCACCCTAGCGGCCAACCCATCAACCACTCTGTCCACGTTGGGTTCAGTTTCCCACCATTGTGAAGACCCGATACTTGCTCCCCAAGATTGCCTTTGCCCCTGTCTCTCAGCGCATGGCGTGAGTCTTGGGCTTTCGGTGTTCCCCACATATTCCGACTTGGGTACTTCTGAGCAAATCCCGCTAGATTCATTGTGTATCTTTTCCCCGCTAGGGTTGAGGGGCTGTTGTGGTTTGCTCCTCCTGTACTGCTTGTTGGAGTTGGAACTAGCGACAATCCAGACTCGTTCTCGTTTGTGTTTTGCACCAATGTCGGCAGCAGATATAACTCCCCACCGACTGTCATACCCCATTGAGGTAAGGTCTGCAAGGACTCGTTCAAGTCCTCTAGTAACGAGCATTGGACTGTTCTCCACAAATGCGTATCTTGGTCGAACCTCGCCAATAATCCGTGCCATTTCTCGCCACATTCCTGATTGCTCTCCTTCGATTCCTGCTCCGTTTCCTGCAATGGAAATGTCGGTACACGGAAAGCCGCCAGATACAACGTCAACAATTCCTCTCCACGGCTCTCCTCTAAAGGTTTGTACATCATCCCAAATCGGGAAAGGCGGGAGAAGGCCGTCATTTTGTCTGGCGCACAATACGCTTGCTGGGTATGGCTCCCACTCGACTGCGCAGACTGTGCGCCATCCAAGGAGATGCCCTCCGAGTATTCCTCCACCAGCGCCTGCGAAAAGAGCCAGCTCATTCATCACCATCCTTAAACTTCTCCAGCGCAGACACTTCAATGTGGTCCACCATGGACTGCAAGATCATGTGGGCAATGTCCACATCAGTGCCGGCAATGTATGCATTGTTGAGGGTCATGCACTCTTCAATGTCGGGTTCATAGGGCGCACCATAAGAGTCTCTGTAGCCTTTCTCTTCTGGGCTGTATTCCAGAAAGCATATAAGGTCAACGTCTTCAACTGCACATTCAAACTGGTACAGGCCATTGGGGCATGGGGGTGTGGGGCCGTAGTTCACGCTGATTTCCTACATTGTTTGTTGCAAGCTGGGCTATGTTTGGACTGACACACGCCAAGAATTTGGCATCGTGTGAGTTTAGGTTTTGATTCTGGCTTGATGGGAATCCAGACTGTTTTCATGTTGACCACCATGCCACCAAGAGTGCAGCCATGCCAACGCCAATGGCAATGGCGGTCAAATAATCAAGAAGGGTTTCGGTTTGCGGTTTCATGGTTTCTTTCGTTTAAGGTGAATAAGAGTAACAGTGTAAGACACAATTAAATTATCTTGCAAGAAGTAATTCTGTCCATGTTGTTTTTATACATATTCCGCAATTAGAATGCGCCCATGGAATCAATTCACACTATCAGGGCAAGGGCCAAGGCTCACAAGATAACCATGGCTGCGGTGTGCGAGGCGGCTGGCATCCAGCAGTCCCAAGTCAGCCGGTGGCTGTCTGGAACTGTGGAGCCTTTGTGGACATCAGTCAATCAATTGCACTTGGCACTCAACAAACTGATCGACAAATTACCAGTCATTGTCGATTGACTCGGCAGCAGCTGGTGCGGCCTTGCCGGCCACCACGCCAAAGTCAGATGCCGCTGATGGCTTTGCACCACCCAGCGAGTCACCCTTAGACAAAAGCATGATGTTGTTTAAACCATACGACACGCCCTTGTTGCCTGCCTGGTCATAGGCATAGGCATTCAAGCTCACTCGGCCATAGTCGCCAGAGACAATGTCTTGAGACCCCAAGATGTCATGGCCATGGGCATCCACTGCACCAGGCTTGCTGGTTGACTTGGTGTTGAAAAAGAAGTGACCCGCATACTCTGGACCCAGTGGGCCGCCATCAGATTTCACTTCTGTATCCCCGTCACGCAAGGGATTTTTGACAGTCTTTGGGATTTTGTCTCCGAACTTAGCAGTCAATGCCTCTTTGGCTGCGGCCTTTAACTGGGCCACTGTCTCGGTGTCTGTCTTTGGGACAAGCACTTGCGTTGAGAACTCTTCTTTGCCGTTCATCTCATTCTTACGAGCAGTCAATGCTGAGAAATATGAGAAACGAACTTTACCGGTTACGACTCTAGTCATGGTTTTTTCCTTTTAAGGGTTTAGGGTTTTACGTTTCTGCGATTAAGCAGAATTGCACTTTAGCACAAATGTCAGTTAAGATGCCTGCAAGTTAAAACGAGGAAACGATCATGCAGTTATTCCCCCATCAGCAAGAGGCCAAGCTCTTCTTGCTGTCCAGGCGCAGGGCCATCTTGGCCGACCAGCCCCGTGTTGGCAAGACGCTACCCACAGCAGCTGCTGCCTTAGAGAACCTCCCCGCCCTCATAGTTTGCCCAGCAATTGCCAAAACAGTCTGGGAGTCTGCCTTTGCCAAACTGGCCCCCAACGTCTCGGTCCATGTGGTCAATGGCAAACGAGGCGCTTCAGAGGTAAACAGTGCAGATATCACCATCATCAACTACGATGTCTTGCAATATGGTGTGACGCAAGTGGACAGATATAACACTCTAGTCTTGGATGAGGCGCATCGTCTGGCCAACCCAAAAGCAAAACGCACCAAGGCTGCCATGTTGGCCATGAAAAAAATTGACTACGTCTTTGCACTTAGCGGCACTATCGTGCCAAACCGCCCAGCAGAGCTGTGGCCCATCCTGCACGGCCTTGGCATCTACAGGGGCGGCTGGTTTGACTTTGTCTACAGATACGCAAAAGCATGGAGTCCACCATGGGGCGGCCTTGATGTTTCTGGCGCGTCAAACATCCCAGAGCTTAAAGCCCTGGTCAAGCCCCATATGCTCAGACGCAAAAAAGAAGACATCTTCATGGACTACAAAGAGCCACAAGTGAGCCTAATCACCTTTGACTTGGCGGTGGACAAGCGGGAGCAAAGTTTTGATGCCGATGCCTTGATGGCAAACCCCAACGCCTTGCTGGCCTTTGAGGGTCTGTCAGAGATCATGCGGGAAGCTGGCATTCGCAAAGCCCCACTGGCCATTGAATTCATCGATGACTTGCTCAAGTCTGAAGAGCCGGTGGTGGTTTTCGCGCACCACAAGGAAGTGGTGGCCATGCTGACTGAGGGATTAAAAGAACACAAGCCGGTCATGGTGGTGGGTGACACGCCCAAGGCTCAGCGCCAAAAGAACATTGACGCATTCCAGTCTGGCCGGACCAAGTGCTTTATTGGCAACATCAGCTCATGTGGCGAGGGCATCGATCTGTCCACTGCTGACACGATTGTCTTTGTCGAGCCAACTTGGCAGACCAGTGCCTTGGAGCAGGCCAGCAGCCGAGTCGAAAACATTAACAAAAACGGCATCAAGCCATTGATCTACTTGCTGACAGTGCGCGCATCACTGGACCACACTATTCTTGGCAAAGTCATCGCCAAGCAGAAAATCATTTCACAAATTATTTAACCAGGAGAAACCATGCAACACGAAACCCGAAAACACGCCCGACTCTCAGCATCCCGCACAGATCGGTTCATGCAATGCCCAGGCAGTTATCGCCTCGAATCCCTCATGCCTTACGAACCCGCAGGCGAGGCGGCTGCCATTGGCACAGCAATCCATGAACTGTCTGAGATCATTCTGCGCGGTGGCGCAATCCCAACTGGCACTGACCCTGACCACCTGTCCATGGCCCAAGGCTATGCCAACTTTGTCAACACTCTGGTCGAGAATCCGCGCAAGAAGCTCATCGAGGTCAATCTCGATGAGGGTCTCCAGTCCCTGCACCCAGCGCTTGGCGGGACTGCCGATGCAGTCCTGGTCGATGGGGACCACCTCCACATCGTGGACCTCAAGACCGGAAGAGTCCCAGTCGATGCCCAAGACAACAAGCAGCTCTTAACCTATGCACTTGGCGCCATGCGCCAGCTCAAAGCGCCAAGCAGCATCACTTGCACCATGCACATATTCCAGCCCCGTGTTGGCCACAGCAAATGGACAGTGTCTGGCAACCGATTAGAGCTACACGGCAGGCGCTTGCTAGAGGCTGCCGAGCTGGCGCTCACAAGCGATGCACCTACAAGCCCAAGCGTTGACGCCTGCCGGTACTGCCGTGCCAAGACCATCTGCCCCAGTATGCGTGAGAAGGTCCAAGAGACCGCTAGGCTTGATTTCATGCCCGACACAAGCATTACCCCTGAAATGCTGGACAACGCAGCTCTGGTGGCCGCATGGGCCGAGGATGTGCAAACGGCTGCCAAGAAGCAATTGACCAGTGGTCAAACCATTACAGGCTGGGCCATGCGCGCAGGCCGCAAGACAAAATTCTGGAAGGATGAAAAACTGGTCATGGAAGCATTCAAAGACACGCCCACAGCATGGGAACTGAAAAGCCCCAGTGCTGTCTTAAAACTTGGTGTCGAAGTGTCCGAAGACCTAGTCGGTGAGAAACAGGCTGCATCAAGCCTAGTCAAAGAAAAGGCGAAGGAATAGAATTCACATCCCTGCCAAAAGAAAAGACCTGGTAGCGCTTTAACACTACCAGGTCAAAAGTCTCAACAAATGGCAACTAACAAATGAAACCCCAAACTAAAGGAATTTCAGTGCCAACTATAACTGAAACACCCCTGCCAGACACATTCAGCCAGTCCCAAACTCTGGCCTGCAAAATAGGCGCTGTGGCGCCAGATGCGGTGTTCTGTACCTTTGCCCTGCAAGGCTCTAAAAAAATTCCCTACAAGCGATCTGGCCAAGGCGTGGCACGGGATACAGACCCAGCCGATCTCTATAACGCTGAAGACATTTGGGCCATGGAACAAGCCCCACATGGCCAGTACCTTGGCCTAGTCCAGCAGCGCCCAATCATCAGCGCATCAGGGAATTATTTGGTTTGCCTCGATGTAGACATGAAACACGCTAGTGGCCCCACCAATGTGGCCATCCAGCGCATGGCCAAGTACGTCAAGCAAAAGCAGATGCTGACCGAGGTTTCTGTCTCAGGCCGTGGCCGTCATGTCTTCTTATGGGTCTCACAACCCAAAGAAGCTGACCTGGTGTTGCCGAAGTACAAGCTGGGCGGTGGTCAGGAACTTGAAGTATTCGGCCTCCCAAACAGTGCAGGCAAGTCAGTCCTACTCAGTGGCAATGCGGGGGTCGGTGAATTCCAAGAGGCCGTAGACCTTTATGCCTTGCTCCAAGAGTGGGGC